TTCTCTACTTGGTGCCGTCATAATGTCCTCCTATACTGTCCTATACCCTCTTAATGTAGGCATAAGAACACCTTTGTGTGTCAATCTATCAGCTATAATACTTTCCCTATCTGATAGTTGATTTTCATTCACGTATTCATTCTCTGAAAAGAATTTTGTTACTAATTCGTTTTCTTCTTCTGTAATGATTACATAAATTCCGCCTAAGACTTCTCTTATTCTCATAAAACTATTGTCCTTGTTGATTTAGTTTATTTAATAGATTTCTAAACTGTACCGCAGTTTTTGGATCTGCCGCTAACTGGTCAACTGATGCCGCCTGTTGGGCCATTGCTTTACGTTGAATTGGAGTTAGTGGTTTGCCTTGTCCTGCTTTGTCTAATGCATCTGCCGCCTGTTGTGCAGTAGCACCACCTAAATTCTTTTTACCTAAACGCATCATTGCCTGTGCTTTTTTAGTTTTATTTGCTGGATCCATCTCTTGGCCTTGAGTTTTTGCTTGTGCTTGAGCGCCTCTCATTTCTCCTGGAGACATTGTGCCTTGTGTTCCACCTGTATTATATTCTTTTACTGGATAATACTTATCTAAAATTTTCCAGTATTCATCATAATCATAAATTTTATCGTCAACTTCTACATCCATTGGATATGCATCAAAATGTTTTTTGTGGTCGTCAACATAATCTTTAATATCTGCCGCTATCTTTTTTTCATCTTCGTTCAAATCATCTTCATCATCTTCATCATATGAGCCATATAAATTATCAATATCACCTATAAAACCATCACATGCATGATTTGGATCATCTGGACAATCGCCACCGCAGTAACGACATTTTTCTTCTGCTATAAATTGATAAGATTCAAACCAAGCTGATTTTTCTTCATTCATAAATTTGACCGGTACTGAAATTGTAGCACCTGACTCAGGATCTAGAATAACCATACGTTCTTCACCTGGTGTATCATTTTTAAAATCTTTATGAATTTTATCAAACTCATCTTTCTTAATGAGAGATACTTTACCATCATAATAATATTTTGTTTCTTCGATACCAAGACCAAGTATACGTCTTGCATCTTCCATATCATTTTGTCTTACTGCTTTTGACAGTTCAATGTAATCACGGAAATTTAAAGTTTTTAATCTATCTCTGACAACCTCACCTTTCTCACCAACTAAATCGGCTATATCTGCAACCTTATCATCGAAACTTTCATTCATATTTTCTATTAATTGTTTTTTAATTTCCATAATATTATCCTCATCTTCTATTCAACGTTTTTAAACGTCTACTTGCTGGATTCATTCTTTTAGTCATTCTTGACTTTCTTGCCAGTCTTGCACCCATCTTAGCCTTGGTTCTAGCAAGAGTAAATCTCTTTTTAATATCAACTGGTTTAAAACATGCACTTGGATTTGAGACAGTCTTGCCTTTTAATCTTCCGCTTCCACATCTGTACTTACGTACAATTTGTTTACCTTTACGTGCATAAACCAGTTTTGCCTCAAAGATATCATCATATACTTCTGCAACTTGCATTATAAACCTCCAAAAACGGAAGTGAGTAATGCTAACAGCATTGTGGCAAATAATGTTGAACTAGCCCATATAATAATTTTCTTAAGTTCAGAAAGACCTTCCTTAGTTTCGACTTGATTCTTTTCAATAAGACCTTCTAATCTATGAATACTTTGGTCTAAGTTTTTGAAACGTTCATGAGCAACCGCAACATGAGTTTCTAAACTCTCTGTCTCTAACTGTGCTAACTTAGTATCTATATCAGGCATTGTTTATATTTCCTTATAGTATATCTGACATTACAAATTCAACGTTTGTACTTGTATCAAGCTGAACGCCATCTATTGTTATACCATCAAAAATTTCTTTGAGTACTGATACTGTATCACCACCTCTTTCGAACACTCTTCCATGTTCAACTGCAAACTTAAATAACATTCCTGCACCTGTCAATGTTGGTGCTAGTCCGTTTAGTGTAACAGATATTGGATTGTTCATTATAATTGGTTGTGCTACAAGATTGATAACGTTTACAACATCATCAAAATTCTGTTGTGTCTGGTCAGCAACATTTCCAGTTGCAGTAATATCTAGACCACTTACATACATTGTATAAAAGTTTATATTGCCTGATAAATTTTCACCAGCACTTGCGGCTCCATGTATTCTTGCCATATTCTTTTCTCCAAATAGTTATATGTATTTATCATTTATATGAGGATATGGAGCCAAAAAAAGACCCTCAAAGAGGGTCTTTTAAATACACGCAAAGTGTGGGTTGGACTAACGTCCAGGGGGGTAAATTAGTATGCGAAATCGGCTACTGAGAAAGATGCACCTAGATATGCATCTAGACCAGCGGCGTCCCATGCACCGTTGTTTTCTACTGCAATTCTTACATCGTTACCGTCGATTGCACCAACTAGTACTACTGTAGCACGTGTTCCTGCACCTTCGATGATTGCTTTTAGGTCAGATGAAGCCATACCAGTTTTTGTCACTGTGAAGTGATTTAAGTTACCAGTAAGGAATTGACCTGCCGCATATGTTTCATGTACTTTTGCCATTTTAGTTCTCCTAAATAATTACTTGAGCATTATAAAAGTATTGCTCTATACGTTTATTTATCATTTTTTTCGAAAAAGTGGGTGCATTAACGACCAGATTTTTTGTATCTTGGGCTTAAATCTCTGCCTGTTTGATAAGAAGTCTTACCTAAAGCCTTACCTATCTTGTTTGCGGCTACCATTGCGGCGCCAAAAGCGGCTACTTTAGTGATTGGCTTGTCCCAAATGTCTTTTACTATACCTTTTGTAGTCTTACTGTCTTTATATATGTAGTTTCCACGCTTTTGGAACGATTTTAACGCTGGCATTAACTCACTACGCATTGCTTTTGAACGTGTATATTGCATCATTCTAGTAGTAACTAATGCTTTTTGGTTTTGATTTAGATTATCCCAATCACCTATCAATCTTCTCATTGATTTTAACATACCATCTTGTACGTTTAAATCACGTTGAAATCTTAATAACATTCTTTGTTCAAAACTTGCATCTGATTTGCCTGCACCTATATGATTTAAGTATCTTAATAAATCTTGTTTCTTTATATTAATTCTTCCGTGTGCAATTTTATCTCTTGGGTCAGTGTAATCTATACCTTTACCCATTATACGATGAAGTGTTGCATATAAATCAGTTCCGCTTGTTCTAAAATAATCAAAATTTCTGTATGCAACTGTTCTACTTGCATATTCTTTTGCCAATGGTGCAAACTCATAATCTTTATTCATCATATTTAACTGCATAAGATAAGCAAATGCAAGTTCACCTGCATCACTTACATTAAGAGCATCCATAGTTTGTCTTGTTCTGAATAATCTGCTTTCTGTTAATTGATTAATTAACTTTAATTCACTGCTATGCTGATATTGTTTTGTCATTTTAATCTCTCGGTGCAAAATTAGCCGCACTAAACTCTAATCTATCTACAATCTTCATTGCTCTACCAATATGGTCAACAATTACAAAGCCTTCTGGATCTGTAACTTTAAGTGAACCATCTGGTTGTTCAATAAAGCTATCAATCGCTTTTATGTTTTTCATTTTTTTCTGAAACATCATTTTAACTGCCTCAGTTTTTAGATATGCACGATACATATCTGCGATTTGTTTCTTATTGTTATTTATGATATCTGATACTTGTGACTTAGCCGCCAATTTAGCCTGTCCTGCCTTACCTTCTGGTCCTGTTTTTAATTTAGCAACCGCATCATCAAATTTTTGTTCTAAAGCAACTAAAAATTCTTGTGCAAACTTATCTGCATCTTGTTCCAGTGCTTGTCCAGAACGAATTGGTGCGTTAGCATGTGCCTTAATAGCATTTACTAATTCAATCCCACCAATTTTTTGATTTAATGCTTTAAATGTGTTAGCATCAACTGACATAGAACTCAATTCTTTAATTGCTGAACGTATCTTAGCACTATTCTCTTTAGATAACTGTACTTGACCTGATACATCTTTAATTCTTGCATCAGTAAACCAAACATTTTTCGAAGGTCTTAATTTACTAGCATCAAATCCAAATGTTGCTTTCATTTCATCCATACTATTACCTGAATAGCTTGTATGGAATACTATACCTATATCAGCCGCCTGCATTTCTTTAGCAGTTTCGCTATCTGCTGGTACAACATATGTAATTGTATTTGGTTTAAATGCTAAATGAGGTTTACCTTCAATATTAACTTGTTTCAAATCACCTTTAGTGAATAATAAGTCACCTTGTAATACACCTTCAATACCTAAATCTTTTAAATGTTCTAATGATGCATTTAATTTACTACGTAAACCTGCTTTGCTTACAGGTTCATCATTTTTAGTTGTGTCTGGGTGATTTGTTTCTATATCTTCTGGAGATTTATTTAATTTTGACTTTTGAGCAAATACCCCTTTAGTACCTACAAAGAATTTTCCATCTTCTGGATCAGTTCCTGCAAATACAGCCGGAGAACCATCCCATTTAGTTGTGATAGCATCTCCACCGCCTTCACCATCTAGAGTATTAAGAAGTTTAGTAAATGTACCTACTGCTCTTTTTATACCTTCGGTTCCTTGTATGAATACAAGTTCTTCTGCATGGTCTAAGTGTGTATTTTTATCTTCTTCTTGTAATTCTGCATCCAGTAGATTTTTCATTTTCTTATGAAAACCTATTTGTTTTAAACGTGGCTTTCTTGGACCTCTAAATCTACGTTCTCTGCCTTTGCCTAAAATATCTTTTATTTTCATTTTTTATCCCCAAAAGGTCTTTCGCCAGTTAAATGAGGCTTAGCAAACCATAGTTTAAACCAATCGTCGGTGCCTGGCTGTATATTATGTTTCTTTTGGAGTTTAGATTTCTCTGTACCAGTATAGGATATATTTTCTTGCTGAGTTTCCTCAGGTTGATATGGTTTATATATACCAGATAAAACTTTTAATCTTTTTAGTTGTTGCTCTAAATCCATTACTTCTTAGCCTTAACACTTTTAATACCTCTTTGAAATTTTCTTGGATCTTTTGAACGTATACTATTTACTAATCTCTTAGATAAGTCCGATGCTACTTCATCATCAAATTCACGATTTATGAATTCTAATAAATTTATTGCACCAGAAATAATATGTTCAGCCTTTTGCTCTACAAATCTTTCTCTTTCATTTGTATATGCTAGAGAATTTAATTCTTCAAAAAGACTCTTACGTGGTTTATCCATGGGTATTTCTCCGTTCTACTGTATTTATCAGTTTTCATCAAAAGGAGAACGTGTTTTGGACTTCAACATTGCTCTTAGATTTTTTGCAACATCTGTTTGTTCTTCTGGTTGTTCTATTTTTTGTACGGTTTCTGCGGTTATTGTAGTCTTTTTCTTAAGTTGGTCAACGATATTTAATGTGTTTGAAAGTTGTTGACCATCACCATCATCAAATCCTTCAGTATTATCATCTGTAATTTTTAAACTATCTCTATCAAATACTAGATTAATTTTACTTCCTACACCACTTGATGAACGTGTTTTTAATAATTGTAACTGATATTGTCCTCTTTCTCTCATTGCTTGACTAGTGAAGATACCAATAACATTATCCGCAGTTTGAATTTTTGATATACCACCTGCGATATGTGAATGGTCAAACTCGATTTCTTCTACTGCACTTCTGTTTAACTGTGATGCAGTTACTACAACATTTTCAGTTTCCATTGCAAAGTTACGAATTTCTTCTGTTACATATTTGTCTTTGATAAACAAATCACCAGCTGGAACTCTCTTAGTTGCAGGCATCAACAAATCAAGATAATCAATACACATACAATCTATTCGTTTGCCTGTTTGTATTTGTAGTTCTTTAATATAAGAACGTAAGTCATTAACTGTAGAACCAGAAGGCAAATACTTAACTCTAAGCATTCCTGATTGTTTACCTTTTGTTTTAACAGTTAATTCTACCTCATCTAGTTCTTTGAAAATTCTTTTTGTACTTCTGTCTGTAAGCATTGCGTCCATACGCATACTTGATAATTCTTCTGAAAGTTCAAGAGTAAAATACACAACATTCATACCTTGTTGTGCCCAATTCAAACTCATGTTTTGCATGAACAATGATTTACCAGCACCTGAACCACCTGCAAAAATTGTAATTTCACCTCTATTGATACCACCATAGAGTTTATCATCTAATACTTTCTC